ATACAGTAGACTTAAAAACTATTAGAAATCATTAAAATCATTCAAATATAATTATAAACAAATAACAATTAGTAAAATATATATCCCCCGCTATAACAATAGGATAGAAACCATGAGTTGTTTCTTTCGTCTCAACACATAATTTAAATCCCCTTATTCTAGCAGGACAAAAATGTCATACTAAACGCCACTTTTTCACAATAATAATAGAAAAAACCTTAAAATAATTCAAAAAAGTATTAAAAACCAACTGTTTCATATCTTTTATTGTAAAAGCTAATAGCATATCGATATTATTATAAAATCTTAAAAAATAAAAAAATATCACTTTTTTACTAAAAACCCCAAGCTTAAGCAAGCAATAAAGGGTAGGTTTTTACTATTAATATCGTTATACTAGTTAATATTATTACTATACTACTATACCACTAATATAGTTACTAAACAAAAAAGGGATATATGAAAGTCTGCTAAACTAGATTACATAGTACCAGAAGATTGTATTATAAAACTTGATGCTAAAGGAGAGCTCCTTTGAAGTATCCTAAAACTAAGATTAAGAATTCTGAATTAGCTGCTGGTGAAGGCGTTGAAGACCTTGTAGCAATAGAATTGAAAAGGTTGGATCTTATGGCCGAAGCAATTTGGGACAAGGCCAGTGAGGGCGACACTGCTGCGATAGATAGGCTGCTTAAGATAGCAGAGCGACGTGCCAGGATGCTGGGGCACGACGCCGAAATCAAGAGGCAGATTGACCGTAAAACTACAGATAACAACCTAACAATTAGTTTTGATAAAGGTGCCGAGTGAATATAAACTTTCCCAGTGTATTCAGGGGTATGTTTAGTGGTCAGAGGTACCTGGTCTATTATGGAGGCCGTGCTGGTGGTAAGAGTTATGCTGCTGCGATGTACGTAATCATAAGGGCAACACAAGAAAAGATGATCATTCTGTGTGCAAGAGAGATTCAAACGTCCATAAAGGACTCAAGTAAGGAGCTCTTAGAGGGGACTATAAACAGGATGGGTTTAAGATCATTTTTTAAAAGTACTAATAACGAAATCATTGGTAGAAACGGCTCCAAGATAATTTTCAGGGGCTTGAAATATAATCCTGAATCAATCAAAGGACTTGAAAACGTGTCACTGGTCTGGTGCGATGAGGCTACATCAATAAGCCAGGTGTCTATCGACTTCTTAATACCGACAATTAGAAAACCCGGCAGTCAATTATTATTCACTTTCAATCCAAACAAGCTAACTGATGCGGTTTATGTTGACTTCGTTTTAAATCAACGCCCAAACGCAATCCTTCGTAAAGTTAACTATTATGATAATGAGTATCTATCACAAGAATCTATAGAAGAGCTAGAATGGTGCAAGAAGACAGATCTAGATAGGTATAATAATATATGGTTAGGCTTTCCGTTAAAGATCAATGAAGCAAACATCTTCAATAACTGGGACCTGATTGACGGACTACCAGACAAGTACCCCGAATCCGAGTATATATATGGGCTAGACTTCGGTTTCACGCATAAGACTGCTATTGTAAAGCTAGTGAAGGATGGATTAGATGTATTTGTTAAGCTTGTTTACTATAAAGATAAACAAACAAATTTAGATTTAATAGAATGGATAGCAAAGAATTTACCAGAAGACACCATTATTATAGCTGATAGTGCTGAGCCTGGTCGAATAGCTGAAGCCAGAAGATTTAATATAGACATGAAGAATGCTAAAAAACCCAAAGGATCACTGAATAACAGCATTGATTTTGTTAAAAGACATAAGCTTCATATCACAAGAGATTCTGAAGATTTGATCAGAGAGCTAGAAACATATCAGTGGAAGGCTAATACAGATGGAGGGTTTGAAGAAACGCCCATAACTACTACTTTCGACGATGCAATAGCAGCACTAAGGTACGGATTATATTCACATTATACAAAACCGAGTTATCAACTACAGACTGGCACAAAACAATAAAACGGAGAGTTATATATGGCTATATTAGTAGAGAAAAACTTGAATTCAGACCTTGCAGGAGTAGTTGGTAATAACTTTCTGACTATCAATAAGAATGCCGTTAAGGATGCCTATGAAAACAATCACGTAGTATATGGGTCGATAAATATATTAGCAGATGGGGCGTCGATGCTCCCCCTTAAGATATATAAAGGCAACACCTTGATGCCACTCGATTTTAAACTACCAGGTGGTTTCAATATACACCAGCCACACCCCGAATTATCCTTATCTGCCCTTCTGTACGAAGCTTATGTTTACTATTGGTACAGGGGCGAATTTATGATATACATTGATGAAGAAAACCCCCTAACACTTGAGCCAGTCAATCCTCAATTAATGAAGATTGATAAAATTGATAAACTCGGCAACACTCTTTCTTGGAAGTGGGACAACAAATTAAGTATAAGCAAAGATCAATTAATCTATTGTAGAAGAATGTCTCCTGACAATAAGAGAGGCCTCGCTCCTTCAACCGTTTTAGAAAAGGATTTACTAATATATGATTCAGCCAGAGAATTCAATGAGAAATTCTTTCAAAACTTCGGAAAGATTGGTGGTATCTTAACTGATGATAATGGAGAAATATCTCCTAAACAAATGGATATTTTGGTTGACCAATTTAATGAGGAGCATGCAGGACCGGCCAAAGCTGGCAAGACCCTCGGATTACCAAGTGGGATTAAGTATAATGAATTAATACAGACAATGAGAGACCTTGAATTCTTGCAAGGAAATAAGGATCTCCGTGACCGTATTTTAAGTGGCTACTCGCTACACAAGAGTGTTTTCGGATGTACTGACCAAGTAGATAGAAGTTTGGCTTTAACAGCTGAGAAACAATTATGGACTAAGACACTGCTTCCTGCATCAAAAAGAATAAAAGACGCTTTCAATCAAGCCTTCTTTAAAAAGAGATTTCCGAATTATAGATGTGAGTTTTCGTATGATGAAATATCTGTACTTCAAGAAGATAAGAATGAAGTTTTAAAGCGTGCTGAGAGTTTACACAGGCTCGGCTATACAACTAATGAGATAAATGCACATTTAGACTTGGGGCTAGATGACATTGATGAAATAGGCGATACACGCTTTGTGCCTGGTAATTTAAAACCAGCTTCTGATTTAGAGGTTATAGAAGTAAGAGAAGCAGCAGGGATAACTGATCCAGATAAAAGTATTGATCAAGCAGTAAAAATAATTGAAACGGATCAAAAGAAACAATTGCAAATGAAGAAAGAGTTAAACAGTTATTTCAGTAAACAACTGCATAAGGTATTGAAATTAGTCAGTAATAAACACAGTATAATGGATATAAACAAGTTAATCGTAGAGGACTCTAAAACATTGGACAACGTTGAAGTAGATATGGAGAGTATAACAGCTAATACAATGAGCCTGATAGCCAAATCATTCGATGAGGATAAACAAAAGTTTAGTAAAAACATAATACAGATATACAAATTCAATAAATCTATAGTAAAGAAATTATTAATGGAGAATATAAATGAATAAGATAACAAAGTTTTCTACACAAGAAGTTAAAGCTGAAGAGGATAGGACGCTGATCTTTGTTGGTAGTGATGAAACAGTTGATAGAGATGATGAAGTAATAAAATTATCAGCATGGGAGTTAACCGCTTTCAAAAGTAATCCTGTTATCCTGCTTAATCATAATAGCTACGATTTACCGATAGCTAAGTGTACTAAAGTATGGAAATCACAGGGTAAATTGAAGTTTAAAGTCCAGTTTCCCGAAGCATCTGTATCTTCTTTAGGGGATTCTGTATATAAGCTGTATAAGAATGGATATATGCAAGCCACAAGTGTTGGCTTCAAGCCTGAATATAAATCAATTGTTTGGGGAGACTCTTCAAAAGGAGAGCCTGCAGTTACTTACACAAATGTTGAGTTGTTAGAGTTAAGTCTTGTAAGTATTGGCTGCAATCCGAATGCCTTATTGAGCTCTAAGGGCATTACAGACGCAATAGAGGCTAAGTGCATCGATGAATTGGAAGCAAAAGAATTAGTATCTCAACTCAAAGATTTTGATGAAGACGCATTAGTAACTAAAACAATTAAACAGGTTGATGAGAAGGATGACACGATTAAGCTGCTTGAGCAGAAGATATTGGAGCTTGAGTTAAGGATATTTGAGCAGAAGACTGAGACAGTAGACACTTACACAAAGCTTTATGATGAATTCTTAGTTGACACGTTTGATTACGAGGACGCTATTAAAGATTTGAAATAACGAGAAAACAGCGAGCTTTTGCTCAGCATATGTTTATCATATCGTTATATAAAATATATGAAATAAAAATAAACTAAATTAAAAGGAGAAATTAACATGGATAAGAAACAAGAATTGAAGGGAATACTGAAAGAGCTTATTACTGACGAGGTTGGTACTGATATAACAGCCCTTCAGGAGAAAGCAGCGATCGCTGAGGAAGCTAATATAAAAGTACTTGAGGACAACAAAGAGCTGAAAACTCAGTTGGACGCGATGCAGGAGAAAACTTTTAAACTTGCTCAGAATACAGGCACTCATGAATATACATTCAAGGGTTATGACACAACTAAGGCAACAAGAAACTTTAAAATTAGTTGCTCAAAAGCTGCTGGTGATGAGGCCGCAGAGATCATAATTAAAGCATTAACTAGTGGAAATACTGGTGCTTACGCGATCCCGGTTGAATATTCTAATGCACTTTTAGGGCTGGCTGAGCTGAGCTCTTTTGGTCTTTCAGAATGTAGAGTTATACAGTATCCTGGTGAAGTATTAAAGATGCCTGTTAAGGGCACCAAGGCCACAGTCGATGCTCAGGCGTATGGTACTGCAAATGCTGAGGCTGCCACAACTTTGGGTCAGTTGACATTTACTATTGATAAACGGATAGGTGGTTATGAAACAATTTATAACAACGTCCTTAAACAAGCAAACTTTGATGTGGTTGGACAGCTTGTAGAGCCTTTTCTGGCTGAAAGTATTGGGCAGAATATAGATGGTGAAATTTTTAGTAAAACAGAATTCACTACTGATATTTCTACTGGTGGTACAGCTTCTGCAACTATTTCAGGTGCTTTGGCTGATGGATCTATTACTTATAGTAAACTGATGGACTTAGAGTTTGATGTTGAAGCTGAAAGAGGCCTGACTGATTTATGTTGGATGATGCCTCGGACTACTTTTAAACATGTGGTAAAACTTACAGATACTAATGATTATCCGCTGTTTAATAGGGATCTTTCAACTACGACAACTAAATATATTGACGGTTATCCAGTACATATCGTACCTGCTATTGCTTCTGATCCCGCAGACGGGGCGTTGGTTATGGCTTTTGGCTCACCGAAACATTATATAATCGCAATAAATGATGGTATGACGATAGATGTCAATCCATATGTACTTATGAAAGAAGGTCAGACTCAAATAATTTCAAGTCTTTCTGCAGATGGTAATATTGTATCTGCGAATGCGTTTGCTACTTTAAAAAGGTCTGATTAATTTTTATAAAAGTAAAGGAGGGGGTTGTTTATTCGGCCCCCCACTTTAAAACTAAAGGAGAAATTGGTGTTAAGAAATAAATTAGTATGGCTTTGCCTTAACTGTGGGAGAATAATCAGTGCAATAGAGGTGCCAGATGAGTGTATGTGTAAAATACCGAAATTTAAACAAGTACCACAGTTAGTTGAAAAGGGGGCTAAAAATGAGCTTATGTACTTTAAGCAATGTTAAAGATTACTTAGGAATAGTTGGTGCGAAAGCTACTGATGATAACGTTATTGAGGAGCTTATTAACAATGTTTCAACAGAAATTGAGACATATATTAACAGGTCGATTCTTTCTACCGAAACAACAGAGTATAATAATGGTGATAAACAACTGTATTTCTTGAGCAATACTCCTATTACATCTATTAGTGGAATGTGGAGCAGCACAAATTATACCTTCAATGAAGACGCTATTATAGACGCAGCCGATTACACAAACACAGAAGATGCGTTGATAATGAAGAATTATAAAACAACTGCTGGTAATAAAACAGTTAAGATTGTTTATACTGGAGGCTATACAACAACTCCTTTGGATTTGAAACAAGTATGTGTTGAAGAAACAGGTAGGAAGTTTAAGAATCGTACAAGTTTCGATATAACAGCAAGAAGTACTGGTGATGGCAATGTCACTTATGTAGAAAAAGGGTTTTTGAAGAAGAATTTATTAGTGATGAATAAATATAAATGGATAGGTTTATGTTAAATTTTAATATCAAATTAAATGAAAAAAGTAGAGACTTTTTAGACGGAATGCCTAAAAGGCTTACTCTAGGATTGAGAGCTGGTTTGAGGGAGGCAATGAAGCGTGCTTCTTTAGCGTCTAAAGAAGGTTTTGCTGATAGTGGCCCAGTCAGACCTCCTCCAGGGCCTCTAGTGAATCGTACTAGGAGACTAAGCTCTAGTATTACTCACGGTGTAAGAGATAATATTGGTTGGATTGGGACAATGGTTTCTTATGGAATAACACACGAGTTACTGGGTGTTGGTAGTAATAAAGGCATCAGGCCGTTTCTTAGACCAGCATTATCTGGCGATAATTTAGACAACGCATCCTCTACCATTAGAGAAGCTATTTGGAGGAAATTTAATGAGTAAAAGAAGCGATATACTTTCACAATTGAAAGAAGAGTTGGGGCTTGTAATTAATCCAAGTAATTCCCCTTATAAATCTTCAATTAGTGAAGTTAAACAGGGAGTATTTAAATGGGATGTAATTACAAATAAGCCCTGTGTTTGTTTTTCTTTGGAAAAGGATATCGTTGATGAAGAGCAGTATGGAAGTAATCAATTAAGGACTTTAACTATTTGTTTATATGTTTATATGGATTCAAACGAGTATGAAGATTACACAGATATTTATTTACTTTTACATGATTTAGAATATTTCTTTAAATACGATTTCACTTACAAAGACAGCAGTTATGTAAAAGACATAGGTATTATAGAGGGTGGTGCCTCCGCCCCATGCTCTTATATAGATATGGACATTGATATAAAATATATGCAAGAAATATAAAAAACTAAGGAGACCAAAATTATGGCAACAGAATATAGTAAGAATGTAAAAGCCACGCTTGGTACAGACACTATTCTTTATGTTACAGAACTGTCTTTAACAGGAATAGGTAAAGAGTTCGAGGATATTAAAGTATTTGGAGACGATTATTATTCCAGTTTTGATACTGGCTTTGCTCCGGTAACCGGAAGTATGACTTTCGTACAGGACTTGGCTGATTCAACAGGGCAGGCAGAGATTGAGTCTGCATCAATTAGTGGTACTAAAATAACTGATTTCAGGATTTATATTTCAGCATCAGATTATTGGACTTCAGATACAGTAACAGATACGAAAGCAGGGGTTTACTTTACTAATTTCACACCAGCACCGGCAACATCAGCAACTATAAAAGCTAGTGTTGATTTCAAGTTTGTTGGAGCATATCACAGAACATCATAATTAAATGAAGGGGGGATTAATTAATGAAAATATTAAAAAAGAAGACAGAAAAAACATGGTTTAAATTTAAAGGCAAGGTTGCGTTTGAAATAAGGCCTTTTCGTTTTTCCGCATCTGCCGGTGAGACGACAGTAGAGGAGCTTACTACTCAATTTATGTATTGTTTATGTGGATGGAAGGGTCTTACTGAAGAGGATGGTAAAACTGAATTTGAATGTAATGATGAGAATAAGATGTATCTCTTTGATTTTTATGAAGATGTTAAATTCTTTGTTTATGAGAAGTCGAGAGAAGTATTAAACGGTTTGGATAAAGACATAAAAAACTAATAGAGGTAGCAGACTGGCGTTATAGTGGTGGGCTATCTTGTAGTGAATGTATTAAGAAGTGCGAAATGTTAGGCACAAAGCCTAATTGTAAGGAATGCGATAAGCCGCGAGTCTCTGCTGAAAACAGAAAGGTTATGTATTTAATAGACAATTACTCCTCGATACTTATAGATGGGATGGGAGGGATTAGCGGTAGTAGTATATTAGTAGTATATGACATTGAAGAAGTACAGCAAGATGAGAGAATTATTCTTACTCAGAAAATAATGATATTTTTGAATACAGCACTTGCAGCACAGAGAGAAACAGAGAGGAGAAAAACACATGAGTAAAGGGATAAAATTAAGTTTAGAAGTAGACAGCACTAAAGGGGTGGCTTCTATTAAAAGAGTAGCAACGGCTATTAAAGGACTGGAAGGCTCGTTTGCTACAGTTACTACTGGTGGTGCTGCCGTCTCGTCCTCTATGGCAACTGTTGGTGCTGTTGCTACTACTAGTTTTGTTTCGGCGTCTGTAGGTGCTTCTAAAATGTCTAAAGCATTTGTTGGTGCGTCTGCGGGCTCCTCCAAGTTGTCTAAAGACGTTACTAAACTAAATGCTGAAATCACTAAATATAACCAACCACTGTTGTCTTTTTTAACTAACACGAAGAAAGCAACAGGAGCAGTAAATAAGAATAGTACAGTGTTAAATAAAAACAGCGGAGCAACAAAGAAAAACAGCGGAGCGACCAGCAAAAGTGGTAAAGCAGTAAAGAAGAGTGTAACGAGTTGGAAAAAGTTAACAACGGCTATTAAAAAACACAAAAAAGCATTAACAGCATTAACAGCCGTCACTGGGGTAGCTGCCTTTGTAACATATAGTTTCGCAAAGTCATCTGCAAGATTTAATGCACAGATAGATGCTTTCTCTAACATAGCAGGAAGTTATGGTAATGTAAGTAGACTAATATTAGAAGATATGGGTAAGTTAGCTGCTGGAGCAATTGATAATGCTGAATTAGTAGAGAAAGCAGGCACAGCAGTAATGATGGGAATTGATCCAAGGAATCTAGCAGAAATGATGGAGATAGCGAGAGCCACCTCTAGAATGACTGGGCAGACTATGACTAAGTCGTTTCAAGATATTACATTAGGTGTAGCTCGTCATTCAAGAATGATTCTCGATAACTTAGGAATTGTTATACAAGTAAAAGAGGCCAATGAGAATTACGCAAGATCTATAGGAAAAAGTGTTAAGAATTTAACTGAAGCAGAAAAGAAACAAGCTTTCTTAAACGAGACGCTCCGTAAAGGTAGAGAATTAATAGAAAGAATTGGATTAGAGGGAATGACAGCTAGTGAGAAATTCCAAGCACTTGAAGCTTCTGTTAAGAACCTCAAGTTGTCTTTAGGAAGCTCTTTTATAGCTGTATTTCAGTTTGCTTTAACCCCAATAACAAGCCTCATCACTAGATTAAGCGAAATACTTGATAGAATTAATGATATGGTTAACGGTGATAAACTTCCTAAAGACTGGTCGCCTTTTGAAAAGGAAACTACAAAGGGCGAGACAACAACCACAAAGCAGCCTATTCAAAAGAGGTTTGTAGCAAGCGTCCTCTCTTTCTTTTCTTCTAAAGAAGAAGAAGCAGAGAAAAAGAGAATAGAGAAAATTATGGAAGAGAGGGGAAGGGCAGCAGTAATTGCTTATAAAAAAGGTCAAACAGCACCTGTAGCTGCAGCTATGCCAACATTAAGTATGGAGAGACGAGCTGGAATTAAACGCAAATTAGACCCAACAGAAAATGATATAATAAATGCTGAAAAAAGGGCTAAAGAATCAATAGCTACTATAAAGAAATTAACTAAAATAAGTTATAAAGAGCAGTTAGCTACTTTAGAAAAAAGATATAAAAAAGATGTTAAATTGTTTGACTTAGTAGGAAAAAGTAAAATTAAACTAACAAAAGCTTATAAATTAGAAAAAGATAAATTAGATAAATTGGAGGCAGCGAGGGTAAAAGTCGAAACAGATAAAGCAACCAGAGCATTACAGGACAAATTAGATGCTATAAGGGATTATAATATTGAGTGGTTAGAATTAAATGATCAACCAAGGAAAGCAGAAGAGGATAGGATTGAGGCGTGGTACGATAAAGAGTTACAGAAGTATGCAGGACAAACAGAAGCGTTAGAGGAGCTGAAAGATTTAAGAGACGCAAAAATGGCTGCAGCAGGGGGCATAAAAAGTGATGCCGAAAAAGAAAAAGAGACTGTAATTAAAGATTTCAGAGCACAACACGACGCATTAGGTAAGACTAAGTTTGAATTACAGCAAGAAGATGTGGATAAAGAGAAAAAGGGTTGGGAAAAGGCTGGGAGGGATGAGACTGAAATTAAGACTTTATATGCTGCTAAAAGTAAAGAAATAAGTCTGGCAAAAACAACAGCCGAATTAGGTCATTTAAGCACGCTGACCGGAGGTATGGCTAGTACTTTCCAACAGATAGCTGAAGCGGGCGGTAAACAAAGTAAGAAGGCTTTTTTGATGTACAAAGCATCTGCAATTGCAACTGCTGGTATACAAACAGCAATGGCTATTTTGGGGGTGTTGTCAGAGCCGTTAATTCCAGTACCAGCAAAACCAGCATTTATAGGAGTTATAGCAGCATTGGCAGGAGCACAGACGGCGATGATTGCTTCAGCTAAACCACCGTCATACGATGTAGGTGGTATATCAAATGCTAAGGGTGTGTACCAAACAGGAAACATTAGAGAAGCTCATGTGCCTATACCATCAGGAAAGATCCCCGTAAAATTGAGCGGGGCGGGTGGCATAAGCGTAACAAACAACATATCTCTTTATGCGAAAGATAGTAGTAATAAGATAGACGACCGTAAACAGGCAGATGAGATCGCAACGGTGATTGAGGAGAGAGTTAAACGAATCTTAGTCAATGAGAGGCGGTCTGGTGGAATACTAGGGAGATGATATGAAGAGGTGTACTAAATATAAAGTTGAAAAAGAATTGATCTGTTTCAGTAAGAGTAATAAACTAGATTTCAGATTACCTATAATTGAGGAGGCCGGATAATGGCAACTTTACCAAGCATAAGTCACGACATGGCCATAAGTAAGAATATTACGCCAAATGTATTAACTACTGATCTTGGTGACGGGTACGCCCAAAGAGCTACCGATGGGATCAATAACATGCGAGAAGAATGGAGTATAAGTTGGACTAACAGACCAGCAGCCGATATTACAACACTAGAAGACTTTTTCATGGCCAGAAAAGGAAGTGAATCATTCGATTGGACTGCACCACGAGCCAGCTCATCAAAGAAATATATATGTACAGATTGGTCTAGGACATATTCTCATAATGATAACGATTCATTAGACGCTTCGTTTATAGAAGTATTCGAGTATTAAGGGATTATTATGGCATTAAACAGTGATATACAAAAACCAAACATAGGGGAAATAGTAACCCTTTTTCAAATAGACGCAACAGGATTAGGAGCAGCGAAGAAGTGGTACTTTACACAAACTCTTTCAGGCGGTAATACAATTAGTTTTGATGGTGATGAGTATACTCCTATAGATATACATGCAGAGGGTTTTGAATTATCGAATACAGGTAAGTTACCAAGGCCATCACTAGCAATATCTAATGTTGATAGTATTATTGCATCGGAAATAATAGAGTATGGTGATTTGTTAGGTGCGTTGGTGATTAGAGTACGCACACTTTCAAAGTATCTAGATGGTGAGCCTTTCGCTGACCCTACGGTTAAGTTTCCTATCGATACATATATTATAAACCAAAAGAAATTACAGAATAATAAAGTAATACAGTTTGAATTGATTACTAGTATAGATCTAGAAAGTTTAATATTACCAGGCAGGCAGATATTACGAGACACCTGTACCCACACATATAGATATTATACAACAGGACCTGATTTTGTTTATACTAATGTTACATGTCCATATACAGGATCTAATTACTTTAAAGCTAATGGCGACACAACTAGTGAACCAGCAGAAGATGTTTGTGGTAAAAGATTAAGTGATTGTGAATTAAGATACCCTTTAACATCAGACGAATTACCGACTAGAGCATTCCCATCAGTTGCGAGAGGTAACCTATGATAAAATATTATAGTAATGATATTATAGAGCAGTGTAAAATTTATGCAGAGGAGAAGGCCCCAGAAGAGATGTGCGGGTTTATAATAGAAGATGATGAGTACAGGTTTATACCAATTGAGAATATTGCAAAAGATAAAATAAATAATTTCAGTATATCAGTTAGTGAGTATATAAAGTACGCAGATGATTTATGTTGTATAGTACATTCACATAACAATAGCCCGCATGTTTCTGCTGAAGATCAACAATTACAGAAAAGGGCAGATGTACAGTGTGGTATTATGTTTTTGAAAAATGGTAAATATTCTAGTGATATATTCTTCGGAGGTAATGTAAGACAGGATTTACTAGGTAGGCCTTTCGTGTTTGGAGCATACGATTGTTTTAGTATAGTTAGAGATTATTACTATAAAGAATTAAATATAAACTTACCCAATATAATTAGAGAATATGGATTCTGGAATGACCGAGAGGTGGGGGGTATTTTGAAGCCGGCTGAAGATATAATTAATAATAACTTAAATGATTTTATCAAAACAGATATAAATAATATTGAAAAAGGTGATATAATAACAATGAACATACAGGGTAAGGTAACGAACCACTTAGCTGTTTATATAGGAAATGGATTAATATTACATCATTTAAACAGTAAACTATCCACCAGAGAACCTGTTTACGGGTATATGAATATGATAGAGAATATATACAGGTGGGAGAAATAATGAAAACTATCTTTTTATATGGTGATCTAGCCACAAAATATGGACACGAGATGCAATTAGATGTACAGTCAGTGGCTGAGTTTATAAACGCTATGGCTGTAAATTACCCCAACTTCATAGAGGATATAAAAGGTAGTAATTATCAGATTACTAATATACATGATGGTAAAGAAAATACAATGACTGAACAGGAATTGAGTTTATCTTTTCCTAATGGGGATTTTCATATAACACCATCTATTGATGGCAACATCGCTTGGTGGGTTATGGTAATAATATTCATAGCCGCATTCGCAGCTACTATGATTCTGTTTACGCCTGAGATGCCGGAAGAAGAAGACTTTGGTAAGAGTTCCGACTTTGGAGGTGGTGATAATACTGTAAAACAAGGTGGACCAATACCTTTAGTATATGGTAAAGTAATGTGCGGGTCGACTGTTGTATCAGCATCATTAACAAACGAGGATACCGGTAACTCGAAAGGATTAACATCAAACGCAACTATGAAAGTAATCGATGTAATTAGTGAAGGTGAGATAGAGGGCTTTGCTAATGCTGATTATGAAAAATCTATTTATTTAAATGAGACACAATATAAAGATAATTATGGGTATAATTTTAAAGGTGTTAGCACAATAATAAAGTATGGTACACCTGACCAAACATATTTACCAGCGTATTCATCAGCAACAACAGTTAGCTTTAATACTAAATTAGTGTTTGAAACGCCTATAGTTAAGACTATTACTAATACAGATGTTGACGAGTGTCAAATTACAGTACATGTACCGTCTTTATATCATATGTCATCGAAAGGAAAAACAAGGGAAAAGAAAGTCGAGTTTTCTGTATGGATTAATGGTACACATTATAAGATCTTTTCGATCTATGGTAGATGTAAATCATCTTATTACAAAACATATCAGTTACCACCATTAAGTAATTATGGAGCAGGACCCTGGGAAATAAAACTAGACAGAACACAGGATGAGTCGACTAGTACCAGTAACGCAGATAGTATATATTGGCTAGATTATGTTGAGTTAATAAATGAAAAGTTACCATATTATAACACAGCATTAATAGGATTTACAGCAGATGCGGCACAATTTGGGCAGAAATTACCTAAAAGATTATATGAAGTCAAAGGTATTAAAATAAAATACCCTTCAAACTATGATACAGTAACTAGAACATACACCGGTGTTTGGGATGGTACTTTTTTAGTTGGTTATACTAACAACCCAGCATGGGTATACTATGATATATTGAATAACAGTAGATATGGTTGTAATTTAGATGCTATTAATAAGTGGGATTTATATACATGTGCTCAGATATGTGATGTGATGGTTGATGATGGTAAGGGTGGAGTAGAACCACGGTTTACTATAAACATGGTTATCAACAAAAGAGTCGACGCTATGAAATTACTAGCGACTATAGCATCTGTATTCAGAGCATTACCATTGTGGTATGATGGGCAAGTTACAGTAGTACAAGATAAATATAGATTACCAACGCAAGTAATTACTAACGCCAATGTAAAAGATGGATTATTTAATTATTCAGGAACTGCTTTAGAAAATAAAATAACTGAAATTAGTGTAACATGGAATGATCCTGATGATCTTTATAGAAAAGCAGTTGAGGTTATTGCAGATGAAGATGGTATTGAAAGATATGGATTGAAGAAGAAAAGCATAACAGCATATGGATGTACTAGCAGGGCCCAAGCACAACGGTATGGGAAGTGGCATTTATACACCGAAATTAATCAAGGAGAAATGGTAGAGTATACCTGCTCATTCGATCAAGTAAATGTTACACCTGGCGAAGTAGTTATTATAAATGATTCTCATTATATTACAAAAAGACTGGGCGGGAAAGTAAAGTCAGCAACCACAACACAAATTGTTATAGACGCAGAGATAGAACTAGAGGTTGGTAAAACATATACTATAAGGTTAATAAACGCGGCCGGCGAATTAGTAACAACAGATATAACTACTTCTGCTTCAACAACAGATACATTAGATATAACAACTATCGCATCAGGAGATGTACCGCAGGCGTGGAGTAACTTTTCAATAAACTCAAGTAGTTTTGATGAGAGACTATTTAAAATTGTTAGTATGAATATGAAAGAAGAAGAGATAAAAGTTAAGGCGGTGTTACACGATAATAATAAATACGATGCTATAGATCAGTGTATCACTTTTGATGAAAAACATTATACAAATATTGAAACCGGGCCTTTAGACCCACCAACCGATTTGTCTGCAGAAGGATATACATATGTAGACGGAGAAAATGATCTGTTTGGAGTGTTATTTAGTTGGACTCATTCAGATGATACTAGACTAGTAAATTATGAAGTACAGACAACAACAGAATCGGGTATGTATGAACATGAAGCAACAACAGAACAAACATCTTATGCATATGAGCCGGTTACTTCAGGTACATTATATTGGAGAATAAGGGCTAATGGGGTTTCAGACAAGTCGGCGTGGGTCTCTAGCTCCGGGGAGATTTTAACAGACCCAGATCCTTTACCTGATATAACCGGTCTTCAAGTACTGGGAGGCGGCTCGACATTTAATGGGAGAAATATAGAAATTGAATGGGACGCCAATGATATGACCTTAGGTCGGTTTCAGTGTTATACTATAAAGATATATAGTACCAGTGGTACTCCTGTAACAAACAACCTTTTAGATAGCACTTTAGATAACATTCTCGATAGTGTTGGAGGTATTATTACCACTGCTGGTGATGGTAGTGGTGTCGTTGAAGGTGATGTTTTGTTACGAGAAGTCAATGTAACCGAGAATAATTATACTTATATTTTTGATCACAATGAAGAGGATAATGGTATAGCTTCAAGAAGCATTAAATTTATTGCTTATGTAAAAGATGTTTATGATAAACTTTCCGAAGTTGGAGCAGTATTAGTAGCAAGTAATCCAATACCAGATTATACAGGAATGAGCCCCAATATATCGGCGACCTTTAAAGGAGTATTAGTAGATTGGAGTAATATTGTTGGAAATGATAATGATTTAGATAAGTTTGATATATTCGTTGATACTAACGATCCTCCGACGACCAAGGTCGGTACAGTGGGAGCTGAGACTTTAATATTCTTAGTGGCCGAATTGGATACTGACTTATTGTATTATGTACAAGTATTACCACATGATGTTTTTGGCTCCGGCGTAAAATCATCAGTAGTGAGTGAAACGCCTTTAAAGCTTGGAATCGTAGATGTTGAGGCAGAATTAAACGGAAGTATAATTATGTCAGATAGCGACGGGAATACTCAAGAAGACCTTGCGACTCTCTATGACAGGTCAACAGATTCGGGTGGCATCATATATATAGTAACTTAAGGGGGTAATTGTGGATTATAGGACATGTACAAAATGCGGGTTACACCACCCCGACAACTTACAGGTGGTTGCCAAAATTTACAACCAACAGAAGAGTGCTAAACTAGATTTCAGATTACCTAATAAGGAGGAGATAGCTTAAAATGACTGATAAATTTGTACAATACTCCTTTTCTATAAGCGATTTGATAGACAGATTAACATTATATGTTAGTGGAGCAGCACATGTTTATGTTGCTTATTCAGATATCGGTGGTGATGATGATAATGACTGGAGCTTTCTCAAGGCGAAAAATGATCATACGCTAGATGATGATACTTTATTGGCCGCGACTAATAAGGTAGATGCAGCAGCGGCTTACTGGACAATTGCAGCAGGTAAAAGTGTTGCATTATTTCCTCTTATGGTAGCCGCACGGTATTGCAGATTATATCTCACCAACAGCACCAGCACAACACTGTATGAGCTAATTTTTATGAGACAAGTTATCGCGGAACAAGTAACTGCAGACAATTTACAGGCAATATCTGCAGAGCTTGGTGATTTGGCAAGTGGATCGATACAATCGCCTAATTTTTCAGGGTCAGAGGGCATACGGATAGATTTAGATAATGATTTGATTTATGTTGGTGGTAATGCTAACCCTAAATTAGAATTTGATGCAGTAGGAGATTTATATATAAACGCCACGGTTACTTTTGAAAGTGGCACCACTGGTTATGATAATATTATAGATAAGCCAAACTTACCTACAGATGAAAATTTAATTGGTTACTGGAATTTTGATGAAGGTACTGGGGATACAGCTTATGATAGAAGTGTTAATAGTAATGATGGCACTCTTGTTGGTATGGAAGAGGCTAATTGGGTTTCTGGAGTCGTTGGAAATTGTTTAAGCTTTGATAACACATACCAAGAACATGTACTTTGTGGTGATACTGCTATTAATGGTAACATGTCTATATCTGTGTGGGTTAAACCTGGTGATACTATTGAGGGCATTAGAGGTATTGTAAGTAATTTTTATTTCTCAGGGAATGTTTATGGTACCGCTTTAAGTCAAAACGGCTCAGCAATAATGTTACATGTTGGTGATGGTGCTGGTAGTAATGTAGCATATACTTGGGGCAATGTTTTAACTCCTGGGTCAGCATTACATCATTTAGTTGTATTACATAATGGTACTGAGTTTATACTTTATGTTAATAGTGTAAAACAATCACCAGAATGGACAGGGCCCGCTGCAGCACAAAACAATACTGACTGGGTTATAGGAAAATGGACTTCTGTTAGTTCTGACAGTGGTTTTTATGGTCTTATTGATGAAATAAGAGTTTATGGTGCAATTTTAACAGAAGAAGAGATTAAAGCACTTTATCTTTATCCTGCTGGGAATAAAGCACCCGCTGATGTAACAGGAGATAACACGGCGGCCGATACATCAAATGTCGGTGGTGTTGCTTCAAGCACTATAGCTGCTTGGAAGATGACAGGACAAACAACAATAGATGGTGGTAATATACAGACTGATACTGTGGACACAGCCCAGTTAAATGCGAATTGTGTTACTACTACTCAAATTGATGCTGACGCAGTAACATCAAATGAAATAGATGCTGTAAACTTGTCAGGTATTTTTGCAGACCTTGGAACAATCACGGCTGGTAATATAACAATAGATACCAGCGGTTTTGTACGGGGTGGGCAGACTAATTATGCGACCGGCACGGGGTTTTTTCAAGGCTATTCGGGCAGTGCTTATAAATTTTCAGTGGGGAGTCCAACTAAATATCTTAGATTTGATGGGTCAGATGTTCTTGTTGGTGGTAGGATTATTCAACCAGATAATTTGACGGATTATTCATCGGGTAATATAATGATTGCTGTAGCTGCACAACAACGAAATATAAGTACTAACTATCGTGTGTATGTAAAGGTAAAAGAAATTTATTTACCACGAGGTGGGTCACTTAGAATTGATTTTTTGGGGCAAACGGATTATCATGAAGGAGCTAAAGGTAGAATTTATAGAAACGGCTCAGCAATAGGTACGGAACATTGGTTAGAATGGGGATCTTGGGTCAATTATTCACAAACAATATCCGGTTGGTCCGCCGGAGATTTAGTTCAATTATATATTCAAAAGTATTATACAAATGCTACAGCCATGGCAATGAATTTTAAAATATACGCAGATCAATCACTAACACCGGGAATAATACAGGATTAATTGAGGAGTATTATGATAAAAAAACAATACAAAACACAAAAAGAAAAAGATGACCTTGTATCTATATATAAAGAAAAAGGATACAGGGTGAGAGAAGAGCATTTACATGTTGATGGTAAATTTATAGTATTCGGCCCCAAAACCGATTATCATAAAATGAGTGAGGAAACTAAAAAGTGGGATTTCGATATCAGTAATTATATTGAGGATGAGGTCAGACCTAAAAGAAACAAACGATTACAGGAAACCGACCACCTAATGTTATCAGATACCAACGCACTATTAACAAAAGATGAGCAAACAGAATTAATTAAATACAGACAATCTTTAAGAGACTTACCAGAAACTCTAATTGATGAAGATAAAGCTATGAATATCATATGGCCTAAAAATAAGGAGAAATAAATTATGGGAGTATTCCATGAATACAGCACTACAACACCTGTTGGGGCTGATAAATTATTATTTGCTGATGTAAGTGATGCTAATACTATTCATACAGCTATTGCTGGATCATTACCAATAAGCACAACAACTCAAACAGCATTAGATAGCAAAGTTAATACTTCCACACAAATTAAACGTGTAGAAGATTCAGTAACAATTCAAAGTGTGATTGATAGTTGTGGCACGGCAAACGGCACCCTCAAAAATGGATTTGCAAATCCATATGTTGTGAATGTCCCGCCTGGGCATGAGAAAGAATACTACTCATTAGTTCGGAATGCTTCTGACGTATTGAGTGATAAACGAAATGTGAAGGTTATTTTTGAGAATAATCTTTCAGGAGAATTTATCGTCGATTCTTGGGATGATTGTAGTTCCTATGCTGAGTGGACAACAACTGGATCACTTTCGCTTGACAGTACTAAACATTTTGAAGGAACAGAATGTTTTAAATTAACGGAAAACGCTGACTATACTTATATAAAAAAAGATTTTGGGCCCTTAGATGTCAGTAAATATCAAGGAATGTTAATTGATATGGAATTTGAATCTTCACAAATTGAAAGGGTAAGAACCCAGTATTATGGTGATACTGGTGCAGTTACTAGTGCATCAGAGCATTATTATACCCATGATATTGGTAAAGTTCGAACAACAGTATATTTCCCCTTTTTCTCTAGAGATGCAGGTGTTTTTGATAGTACAACTCTTTATAGGTTGTATTTGATTTTTTATCGAAGATCTGATTATTCTGAGGAGATAACAGCATATGTAGATAACATTCGTTTCATTCGTACAAAACCACATAATGTTGCTATTCTGCGTTTTGATGACGGCTCAAATGAGCATTGGAATATAGGTGCTAATTTCTTAGACAGAAAAAACTGGAAAGGTTGTTTTGCTATTACACGCCCTTTTTATATTTTAAATGATTCAGTATCACACATAAGTGTTGAGGATATAAAGAATATGCAGGACAACGGCCACAATGTTGTTAATCATAGTGTTACTCATAATGAGTTTGACACTATGAATAAGGCGGATACCTTATATAATTTTGTTGGTCAGCAATTGTTTTTTAAACACTATGGGCTGACGAAAGATGTAGGTTTATTTATGAATCCAGGGTATACCTCTAATGAATACTTATCTGAATTGACCAGAAAATCAGGATGTATTATGATGGACCCGAGGTTTAATTTCTATCCTTCAACAACAATTACTATAGATGACCCAGACCACACTATTCCTTCAATGGCCACACATTTTTTAGATCAAAAAGTAGGTGGTGTAATACAGTTTGTATTTCATGCTATAACAGACACAACTAATTTTTCAGCTTTTCTGGATTGGATAGAAGAAAACTTTTCAGAAGTAATTACTGCACGTGATTTACTTGATTGTTACCCTGAAAAATTTAAACCCCGAGCAAAACAGATAGATGACTCAGGATATACCGCAACTTTATCTAATGGTTTGGTTTTTTATTTTTGGCATGGGAAACATTTAATCCTTGATCCTGGTGGTACTGATAGAAATGTATATCCTGCACATGACTTTGACCCTTTTTATGAGGTAACAGTTACTAATAAAGCGGATGCTGATGAAACATTGACATTTGATCCAACATTTACAAGTGTGGGTAGTCATGATGGTTCTAATGGGGCACTTATTCTAACCGACTCAAGTGAGGCTTGGGCTGATGGACAGCTCGTAGGTAGAACATTAACTAATACACCTGATGGAAGCTCTGGGATTATAACAACAAATACTGTGGACACAGTAACCGCAAACCTTTCTGGAGGTACTTCAAACGATTGGCAGATAGGTGAGGCTTATACTATTACTCCTGTGGGGCTTAACCAAACTGTTGGTCAAAATCAAAGAGCAACATTTGTTTATGACGGCGAAGGTTGGGATATTATTAATCTTTATACTAAAACATAAATTGTGGAAATCAAACTAAATGGAACTATTTACGAAAAGTCGAAAGACAAGAATATAGTTTATCAGTATCAATTAAACAGGCAAGAGATTCGTATCAATGAGTTAGAAAAGGAAATAACGGAGCTGGAGCATATAATTAATATAGACCCTGTTATTGGTATTGATGAAGAATATCCTAATAACTAAGAAGCCTTAATGCACCATAATGAAATGCTACATGATCATTCTAGTACTATTGAAGAGAGAGATAAGAAACAAAAAATACTCGACAACATAAAAACTTTTGTAATTAAAAGGATATAGTATGAGCATTACCTATAATAATTTATGCGATATACAGTATATTTATAGAGCAACCAGTGGCGGCACCGTATTCAGCGATAATCTTAAAGACGACATTGCTTTTGATTTGTTTGATGATGATGCTGTAGTTGATGATTGTATTTATTTTGGTTTTAAGAGCCCTCGATTATGGTTTAAAGGGCTTAATTTCTATATTGGAACAGCTTTCACCTGTACGAGTAAAACACTCGCTTGGGAATATTATGCAAACAACTCTACTTGGATGGCACTACCAAACATCATCGACGACACTAACAACTTAACCAACCTAGGAGAAAACGAAGTAAACTGGGATACCATAACAACTAAACCCAGGACTTGGAATATAAATGGACAGAATTGTGATTGGGTGCGGGTAAGAATTTCAGCCATAAATACTCCTACAGAAGGAGGTGCTCAATCAACACAAAGGATACAAGCACGGGATGGTGGTATTACAATCTCAAATCCCGGTGCTGTTGTTGAAGAATTCTGTGAAGCTTGTTATGACGCAGACGTGGTGGGTAGTTGGGGAGTAGTATCAAAGATGGGTACTCAATCATATTACTTTAATTGCCATATTTTTATTGGATTTGCTAATGATACAGACGTTACAACAATAAAAGACAACTCAAAGTTTATTGAAATAGACGGACTGGTTTGGGCTAAGAAGGCTAATTCGAAAATAGAGTTGGGCACATTAATAAGTGAAGATGATAAATCAACTAAAGACGGTTGTGCTATTAAAGGAAACAGAATATTATCTTCTTACTTCAGCGATTCTAGTGGTCTACTAACTAAAGTATACAACTGTTTTTTAGATTTCTCTTTCTATACATTGGGAGTTAATTATAACAGTATTATACAAACCGTAGGTTTTTGCGGACAATCAGAGGCGGGTTATGGCCCAAGGTGGGTCAACACACTAATAGGAAGCACACTATCTGTTGGGTCTGCTAGTTGTTATACGGATGCTTCTATTATTAGGCCAGTTATTTATAATAAAGCTGGAGCAAAAGCTATACGAGTGGCACACGCTATTTATGTAGTTAATCCTATTATTTTAGATGCTCAGTACATAGGATATTGTGACAGTAATTCCGGGGAATACGATTCAGTTATTATTGATGCAGAAACCGATACCTGGGATTGGTATTGGGGAGCAACCTTGGTAGGCAGAGGACCTAAGATTTCAAGGTGTTATACCTTCAATTTAAAAATAACCGATGAAGCGGGTAATAATATTGATGGTGCTAAAGTTGAATTAAAAGATATTAATAATAATAATGCTTTCTATATCGAAACCGGTAGAATAATTACTACAATGTCACAAGGAGAATTAGATGATTTTAGACCCTCAGTAGATGGATATAATATCGGTGATTACGCTAAAGTAGGCTGTGAAATAGTTAAAATTGTTTCAGGAAGTTATTCAACTTTTACAGTAGATAGAGGACAGCTCGGTACAGATGATAACCTCCAAAATTCAAGACAATTATTTAAGAATCATCTTTATCTTAATTCAGATACAAATGGAGTTATCAGTGAAACAGTTATTGAAACAAATAATTATAAAAACGAATCCGGTAGTTTACCTGGCATTACTGCTGAAACAGATTACAACCCATTTACTTTAACAATTAAGAAAAAGGGTTATGATACTTATAAGAAAACAGTTACTATAGACGATAAAATAGATTGGGTTATACGATTAAAGAGAAGTAAAATAAATATAGATCAGGGGGTGATATAATGAGATTTGCATCAACAGAAAACCCTTTTATATGGGTAAAGTTTAATACGGGAGATACAGCAACTATAACAATTTATTATGCTTCGGATAATAGCGTAATTATAAATGCTGCAGCTATGAGTGAGTTGGGGATCACAGGATATTTTAAATATAACTTTGATCCTAGTCCAACAGGATTAACTAATTATTTTTATGTAGCATCTACAGATACTGAAGAGCAGGCAGGGGCGTTTACCTTGGGCGGATATCCTGACGATATATTGAGTGATACCAACGAGTTACAAACAAACCAAAATAATTGGACAACTGCAACTGGCTTTGCTGTACCAAATGAATATGATACAGAGTTGGCAGCTATAACAGAAGACACTGAAAGAATAGCTTATCTCAGCTCAGGAACAACAGCAACAAGTGTTGTAGCAAGAGCAGCAGTTATAACGGCTGGAGTTGAAACAAACGACTATACAGTAACAAAAGAGCTTGATACTGTTGTACATACAATAACACAATCAGGTGGAGTTATAGATTTTTACTATCAGTTTAATGTCGGTGCTAATGGTGTGCCTGTGAGCATTGTTTGGGAAGGTTATGCTAATAATAAGAGCGATAACTTTTCTATATTTGCTTGGAATTGGGACGACGGAAGCTGGGATCAAGTAGGCTCTTTTATCGGTATAAATGGAACAGACATAATAAAAACAACATTCAGTTTGACAATCGGACATGTTGGGACTGGAAGTAATCAAGGTGAAGTTGAAATTAGGGGTTATAGTACAGATGGCATTAGTGTAAGTGTTGATAGAATACTGTGCTCTTATGCAACTATTTACCAATCAGTTGGTTATGCTAAAGGGTCAGTTTGGTTTGATAGCTCTGTTGATAATGAAAATACTGTAAGCTATATCGACGGTGTTGCAGACAACCCCGTATCTACAGTAACAGCAGCTTTAACCATTTCTAGTCAAACTAATATTAAAAGTTATGAGGTTACAAACGGATCACTTGTTGTACTACCATCTAACTGTGATAACTTTACTGCTAATGGGTATGAGTGGGATTGTGATCTAAATAATCAATCTTGTAACAATACTTTCTTCGCCGGGGCAAATGTTTCAGGAACCTGTACGGGAGACGGTACTACATTTAAACAATGTACTTTATGTAGTATAACTGCAGAAGATATACACGCTTATAATTGTGCTTTGTGCGGCGAACTAAACTTATCGGCTGGTGGAGGATACTCATTTGATAACTGCTTCAGTATAATGACAGGAGAAGACCTCCCCGTTATAAATGTTATATCGGTCGATATTGTCAGTGTAAAGATGAGACATTATTCTGGTGGAATTATTATAAAGAATTTAAAAGATGGGGACAATTTTAATCTTGATGGGCAGGGGCAACTGGTTATAGATTCTAGCTGTACTGGAGGCTCAATAACGATTAGAGGGAGTTTTACTATAACAGATAACACGGTGAGTGGTTTTGTTGCCGGCGGGGGAGAAATTATTGATGACGCTAGATATGAAATTAGTAAAGTATCGGCCGCAACCAATCAAGCAATTATAGATGGAGCCCTTACAGACAATATAGTAACTGCTATAGAGAATTCAGTTACAGAAGGTACACTAACAAATATACAAATGAAGAGAATAATGTTTGCTGCCTTGGCCGGACTATGCAGTGGTGGTGGATCCGAGTTAGTTAACTTTAGAGATCTGGCTGACTCAAAAAATAGAATAAGTGCAACCGTGGATGATAGTGGTAATAGGTTTAGTATTAACCTAGATGGAGACGAATAATGTATTTACATGCACCGACAAACAGTCAACCTGTAAACTATTGGCCTTTCGGTTGGCGGATTATTGTGTTTTATACTTTTTGTAGTAAAGACAGGCAGTTAAACTATTTTACTGATACAATCATCTTTCATCATGTTGCAAAAGATGTTGCATAATATAATAAAAGGAGCCAACTATGGACTTTAAAGGCACAAAACAAATAACACTAAGAAGTGGGGCCGCAGATAATAAATATAATTTTATAATTGCTGCAGCAGAAACAGAGACCGGTATAGGGTCTATACCTTACGGTACTACTATAGCTAGTGCGGCGGTGGAAACAGTAGATACTAATGGTGTAGTTGTCGAGTCTTTCTGTACTATAATAACCACAGCTGCTAATAAAATTACGGTGGGTTTAGATTATCCCTCGACCGGAGCAGGATTATATTCAATAATATTTACCTTAACTTTAAATACCGGCGATATATGGATTAAAAACTTCGATAGAATAAGAGCGTTATAAAATTAATGGAGGTATGATCAATGGAAGATACTAATTCTAAAGAAGCAGAAGATAGGGAGTTTTATTTCGTGGCTAAAACCGAAGACCTTAGTTTTGAAGGTGAAAAGGGTCCTCATCTTTAAACAACAAACAACATTGTGGAGACTCAATTGTGCTTGATTATATAGAAGAGCGACTAGTCGAATTCAGTGTAAGTATAATATTATTCTGTAATTGTTTCTTTATCAGGTTAGGTAAGAATAAACTTAACTCACTAGAAGAGGAGATTAAAGAGGAGCAGGAGAAAAATTGTACAACAGCAGAAAGATTAAGTGTGATCGAGGGAAAGTTAGATATTATAATCGACAAAATATTATAGAATATCTTGGTCTGCGTCCCCCTCAGGCCATAATAAAAGAGGCTCTTTTACTGTAAAAAGTATTAGGGCTTTTTTTATGTGGATGAATAATGTATCCGCCGTATAGTTAGGTAGAGGTTTTTTTAATTAAAATAAAATAATAGGAGGAAACGTGGATAAACACGAATTAAAAGTTATAGAGGAATTTGAGAATTTAATACCGGCTTTAACAACCGAAGAGTTTAGTTTATTAGAAAAGAGTGTTTTAGAGGAGGGCATTAGAGAGCCTTTAATTGTTTGGGGTGAGACACTTGTTGATGGTCATAATCGTTATAAGATTGCTAAAAAACATAACTTAGAATTCAAAACAATATCAAAAGATTTCGATACCTTTGATGAAGTTAAACTTTGGATTATACAAAACCAGCTTGGGCGTAGAAATATAATTACATATGTTAGAGGTGAATTGGGTTTGGAGATGAAGGAGTTGTTGTCGAAGATTGGTAAAGATAAACAAGGTACACGGACTGACCTTTGTCAGAATTCTGACAAATGTATACCACACGATACAAAAAAAATAATAGCAGAGAAAACTGGTATTTCTCATGACACTATAAGTAGAATCGAGAAAATCAAAGCAGTGGCTGATGAAGAAACTTTAGATAAATTACGAGCAGGTGATACTACCATTAATAAAGTATACAATCAAATAAAGAATGAGGATAAACAGAAAGAGATTCTTTCAGCAGAAGCAGAGGTAGCAGAAGAATACACAAACGATATAATTGAGTCACGATTATTCAAGTCATCTTATGAGAGTTTTAGTACAGTATGTGATTTGTTAATAACTGATCCCCCATATTCTACTGATATAGATGACATAAATGAGTTTGTTAAATGGCTACCAGAAAAGTTATCTTATGTGAAAGAAACAGGTTCTGCTTTTATTTTTGTAGGTGCTTATCCAGAAGAGTTAAACGCTTATTTAAATGTAGCGATGCCTACACAAGTATTGGTGTGGACTTACAGAAATACATTAGGTAAATCTCCAAAGAATAAATATAAATTAAATTGGCAGGCTATTTTGTATTACAGAATGCCGAAAGCTCCTGAATTAAATTGCTCAATAACAAATGAGTTATGGGCAGTGCATGATGTTAACGCTCCCGATGGTCGTCAAAATAATCGTCATCATATGTGGCAGAAACCTTTACCTTTGTTGGAGCGTTTAATCAGGCATACAACTAAGAAGGGTGACACTGTTTTCGATTGCTTTGCTGGTACTGGTACATCATTAGTAGCCGCTACTAAGTTAGGTAGATTTGCAGTTGGTTGTGAAATAGATCAGGATATGATTGATATAGCAGTTAAAAGAGGTGTTAACTATGAGTACAAAAAACAACAGCTTTGATATTGATTTTAAGAACGCTGCTAATAGTTTTGGGTTGATCAGAGAGCCTTTAGAAAGATTGATCGGCGGCAAAATATATTCTCTTGAAAAAGATAGTAGTAATATAACACTATTAGATATCAAATATGGATATGATTTAATACAAAACATAAATAGTAAAAAGTATGGTATAGCAAGTAGAATACAACCAACTCAAAAATCATGGGATACATTTACAATCAGATATAAAAGGGCAAATGGTTCTGAAACAGAGTATATAAAAAGAATACATGAAATAGCTGTGGACGGTGTTTATCCAAAATGGACGAGTCAGGCTTATGTTGATCTTGGTAGCAATAAATTAATATCTATCGCTGCTATTGAAACAAAGGCTCTATATGAGAAGGTGGCAGCTTTTAAACACAATAATAGTTTATCCACTAATTATAAGAACAGTGTTTATATCAATAAGAACACAGTAGATAATAATTCTTTTATAGTCGTTAAGTGGTCATTCTTATGTGATTTTATAAAAATTTATAGAGAACATTGTTACACTATATGATTATATTATTACTATGTTTGAAGGTAATGTTGCATGACACCTTGCGGAATTAATTCTGCAAGGTTGGACCTTTGGCAACATTGCCAAAACAGAATACGAGTATTTCACTAGTATCTATACAAGGATAAGGCTTAACAATAGATCGTCGCTTCTAGGGGCCTTTACGGACGCCTGAGAGACATTTAACCACAATAGGAGAAAGTTATAATGAGTAGGATACTTTTAAGTTTAGACATCTCAGCTGCCTCAACTGGTTATGCCGTTAAATTTCAAAATAAACTAGAGTTTGGATTGATAAAGACGACGAACAAAAGCACGGAAGGTGAAAGGTTGGTGTTATTCAGAAATGAGTTGATAAACATTTTATCGAAATACCGCCCCACGCACATAGTGATGGAGGATATTTTCGGCGGGCGGAATATGAAAACATTAAAATTATTAGCTAAATTTTCAGGAGTTGCTCAAGAATGTAATAAAGCATTCACTGGTATAGATACCGAAATAATGCATACGAGTACAGTTCGGGCATATTTCAAGGTTAAAACGAAAAGGGAAATTTTTGATGAGGTAATTTCTTTACTCGGTTGGGAAGATAAAGAGTGGTCATTTAATAAGTATAACGATATAACTGACGCTATATCCCAATTAATTTGTTATGAAAATAGACTCAATTAACTAACTTCTGTAATAAATAGAAGCAGAAGTTTATCTGCATCAAAAATAAATAGGAGAAATAAAAATGAATAAAATGATAACAATTGAAAGTAAAGAGTTTGGTAGTATTAGAGTAATTGATGTTGACGGTAAAGCTTGGGGGGGGGAAAAGAAATAACTTGTGAATGTTGTAATAAAAAGACCTACATTATTTACATTACTAGAAACCATAAAAAGCTATGTAGTGAATGTGAAGATAAAAGGAGATTAGATGATATACTCCATTTACAAATTCATAGACAACAGAAACAGACCTTACTATGTAGGACAAACAAATAATATAGTAAGAAGACAGAGAGAGCATAAAGAAGCTATATTACACGGTAACCAATTACCTAAATATAAAAAGGCCAGGAGGTTAATGAATAACGGTATCGCTTTTAAAATGGTTACTATACGTAAAACTAACACTAGAAAGAAAGCACGTAAACTAGAAAAACACTTCATCAAGAAATATAGAAAAGACGGATACAAGTTAACTAACTGTATATGATACTATAATACTATAGTACAGTACGATACTAATACTAATACTAGTGTACTGTACTATATATTATTTATAACGATAACAATTGTTTACTTAGGTTTTTCTTTCTTTGAATTCTTTTCTGTAATATATTATAATTTAAATTCTTATCTCTTGCTGCAGCGGCTAAACTTCTATAATTAATCATAGAATCGTAATCATCTTCTCCTAATAACTCTTTAAGTTTGTCTATTATTTCTGTATCAATACTATCACCTACTTCTACTATCTCTTCACTACCTAGTCTATCGATATCTATATCATCATCAATAACTTTATTTTCAATAGTATTTTTATTAATCATTTTTCTTAGTACCGCCGTTAAAAACTTTCTTAGCTCTTTAAAATCACTAACATTTGGTTGTTGCTCTAAAATAGCCAATCTAAGGTCTTGTTTTACGTCGTCAACGCTGTAATAAGATAAATCAGCTAAATAAGCGACACGTCTTCTTAGAAATGCTGTTTTATAATAAATATCTTCAAAGCTGTATTCGTGTTTCATAAACCCCTCCTTAAATTTACTATTATACGATACTATTTCTCTTTTAAATCCTGCTTTATCTTATGTAAGAGTTGTGCGGCCCACTCGGTTATTATACTCACTTTTTCTAAACTGCCATCATCATTCAGAATCACAACACGGTCTTTATCCTCATCTTCAACATGCTCTGATAAGGTTTTGTCACAATCACTGTAACCTAAATGATCACAAATGTCTCCTGCTACTGCCCACCAACCTGTACCGTCATTAATTATTCTAACATCACTTATATATTTAACCTTGTAAACCGTTGCTTTTTTCATATTACCCCCTATTATCCTGTTACAATACTATTAATTTACGCTCAACACTGTGAATGTTTGTTAATGACCGTGGTGTCTTTGGTGGCAGTCCTCACATAAAACTATCAAGTCGTTTGGACGCTCGTGCCCCCTTCGTGTATAATTTCTATGATGGCAATTTAATTGGCCGCCATTATTACAAAGTGCACAAGTAAACCCAGCCCTTCTATATGCTCTAGTCCTTATTTCTTTCCATTCAGGTGTTTGTAAATACTCTTTATATGTCATATCATCTAATTCTTTTCGTCTAATTTTATAATTAGCCTGTCTAATTTCATTCTCCATATCCCAACGCTTCGAATATTCTGAATCCTCCTTCTCCGTTATTTTTTGTTGAGACACCTCACACCCATCACATAATCTAGGAGCTTGAGTTGTTTTGTTTCTTTTGTATATGAAAATCTCACCACAACCTTCACATATAGACTCAGCGTCTTTTTTAAGTAAGTCAAGAGTTTTGTGGTGACTGAACCCAAGAGCCTCCTTTATATATCTAAATTGTATATAACCATCATGGTATAAAAATTTAATAGTCTCTATATCATCTCCTGAGATATTAGGTTTAGTTAGTAAACTATTTATAAATAAATCTATCCTGTTTTCCGCCTCTTGTTTGCGTTCTATAAGCTCATAAATGTCCATTATCAATCTCCTATTAATTTAGCGTAACAATTATTATTATGTTAAAGATATTTTATCGTTCTTCCAGGCCGTTTCTTTTAGTAAGGACGGCTTTCTCAATACTATTATTTTCCATCAGTACTCCATTGTTTCTTGATAAAGCCAGTTTTTAGCTCTTTTAGTTTTAGAAAACCACTCAATCTCGTAAGAACGAGAGATAGAGAGGAAGAGAGAGTCAGCCGTAAACTACTGAATTTATTAACGATACACCCGAATTGGGTCCATTGGTGAACTACCGTGTTATCAAATATGGACCTCATGGTTGTAAATACGATACACATACTTACATATATGGACAATAACTTTATTCTAATCATCGGTATAAAATTTGTTTTGTCCTGCATCATTAACCTCTCCAACAATATATATAACTTTATCTTTATACCCTTCAACTGAGCACTTCTCTTTTTTAATTGCTCCCATATCGACCCACTTTTTAAATGCTCTAAATGCTGTCGGTTTAGTTATATTGAATATCTCCGCTAACATAGATATATTCCCCTGCCATGCTATTTTTTTCTGTTTAGTATAGTAATGATAATACAAACGAAGGGGATCTTCTTGTTTTATAGACTTCACTGCTTTATCTCTAATATACAGGAATAATATAGGTGAAACATTCATTGCGTCTTGAAATCCTTTCTTTGATAAAATTCCCATCTCAAACCTCACTGATCCATTTAAATTTAATTTCTTATGTCCTGCTTCCCGTCTAAATAAATTAGTATTCTCGCTAGCTTTTTTCTTTTCATCCTTTCGTCCTTTTCTTATTTGTTTGTTTTGACTCTGCAAATACTCATCATACTGTTTTTTACCATGTGTATTATCGAGATATGAATGTTTCTCGATAAACTCCTCATAACTTTCAATCTCTTTAGTTTTGGTCTTATATTCTTTTTCATAACACTCTTTCGACCAATTCCCATCATCTCTATCGTGGTATCGTAACCAGTGTTCATATTCCATCATTATTATTATCTCCTATGTAGTTATTTAAGGCGGGGCAGGTGTCTCATAGGCACACCTACCCTTTATAACCGTCGTCGCCTTATTTAATTATTTTTCCCTCTATTTATAAGGCAGGATAGTTTATTCATTGTCTCTTGATATAAATATATACCGCGATCCTGTTTTGTCGAAAAGTTTCCAATTATTTATATATCTTTCATTGAGAAAGCTCTCTTCTTCTCGTGCAGTTATTAATCTCTCTAGTTGAATTACTGAAAAAATATAATCATTGTTTACCTTCTTGCTCCTCGAGGTCGGTTTCGTAGTTTTCGTTGTCTTTTTTTTCAATTTATTTACTCCTTTTTATATGGCCCTAATCGTTGTTTAGTTGTTTATGCATACCATAGTATACCCCTAGTAAATAGTCGTGTCTGTACGCTTCTGTACACTCTCCTACGACCACTCTATACTGTTTCTACGCATACGCTACGAATCATCACTGACCCGTATTCTTCTCTCCACTATAAAATCCAAAATATCTTTCACAATATATACTCTTTCTGTTTTCGATAGTCTACAAAATGCTAATCCTGCTTTTCTATATTTAGCTATAATTATTTTATTAACCCCTAGTATTTCGATTAGTTCTTCCTCTGTTAGGATGTCGGCCATTGTTTTCTTCCTCCTCAATAATTAACTCTGTTAACTTCCTTAACAATACTAAATGCTCGGTTAAACTTAGCTTGTCCAAATATTTTGCAACTGTTATTTTTTTAGACACTACCATACTTTTTGACATACTGTCTCCCATTATTCGATTGTTGCTGCACATTTCTCTAACTTCTCCTCCCAATGAATTTTATTATGGCATTTCCGGCAGATTGTTACTCCTACATTTACGTCATACAATACTTCAGGTTTATCTATAATTTCTAGTAAATCGATTAAATGATGTACGCTGTTTCCTTTTTTATTACACATAACACACGTATGATTATCACGTGCCAATACTTTCTCCCTCCACTCCCGATATGGTTTTTTTCTTTGAATTTTACCACGTGCTTTTTTATATGTTCCACCTTTATTATTCATCATAATCGGTAAGCAGACATCACAGAAGTGTCTTGGTATATATTTATTTTTGCTAATGAATACTTTACCACAGCCTTCACAAATAGTTTCATTTGTTTTTTTTTCATAACCGATACTTTCGTAATAATTTAACACGCTTTCAGTTATTTTCTTTTTGGTGGCTTCGTCGTGTTTATACCCTGTTTTACTAGCCGATATTTTAGCCTTCGATTCGTCAGATAATTTATGGCCTTTGGGACGTCCTACTTTTCTTTTTGTTTCCATAATAAATTACTCCTTTATATTTTCATTTACGATACTTTTTCTAATATAGAATACAATACTTTCACCAATACGAGCACGATACTTTTTCGTTTTTAAAAAATCGAGGTACACGTCTTTTGCTCGGACACATACCCCGATACTTTCTCGTTTACTTCCACTCCTCTAATTGTTTCTGTAATTGTCCCTTATAAACTTCTTCTTCTTTTTCAATATATTTAAAGGTGTGATGTCCTACCCCCCTTTCATCGGTAAAACTACTTACTCCTTCATATTCTGCGTCAGACTCTTTAATACTTAATTCTCTCATTATTTTTTCTAACACTTCTTTTTCGTGCTCCTTTTTCTCATTTCTCATTTCTACTAACTCTGCGTTTATTCTTTTCTCTTCTAAACACGCGTTACATAACCTGTCCGATACTTTTGAGGTTACTCCGCCTTTTTCTACGTACATGTTACATAATTCATCTAACAACTCTTCTTTCTTTAATTTCATAACTTTTAATTTGTCTGTCATTTTCATTTCTAATTCATTTTCTAACTCATTTCTCATCGTCATGTCCATAATTTTTGCTCCTTCTAATTTAATAGTACAATACTTTTTCGCTTTTAAAAAATCGATATACGATACTTTCTCCAATATAATGAATAGGATACTTTTGCTAACATAGGGCATAATACTCTTCACCCTCTAGGGGGCCGGCGAGGCATCTATATGACGCCCACACCGGCAATTTAATTTAATACACTTCTTCAACAACAATGTCGTAACGTTTGTCTTCTAAAATCAAATCATACCCTTTATACTCTGCATAAATAATTGTCGGGTGGTACTCATGTAATTTCATATACTCTTTAACTTCTATAATGTCAATGTTTTCATCATACTCGCTGTCTTCAACATAACCACTTAGCTCGTAACCACAATTTATATTGTTTTCTTTCAAAAAATCTTCTAATGCCAATACTTTTCGCATGTCTTCAAAAAAATCACTATGTTTGTTTTTCAGAGCATAACAATCTGCGACAGTACAATCACTATGACCATAATTTTCATTCGCTTCACACGCCTTTTTTGTCTTTATTTCGCTTTCATCAAATCCGATAATTATTTCTTCTTTAACTGTATGGTCATATATTTTAAACTTTCTAATTTTACTCATTTTTTAATCTCCTGTTTATTTTATTTTATTTGCATACACGATACTTTTTGTCTCTCGAAAATCGATATACGATACTCTAAAAATCGAGGTACAATACTTTCTCCAATATAATATACGATACTTTTTCTAATACGGGGCATAACACTCGCCCCTCTAAGGGGCCGGGGGCGGCGTCCATATATGGGCGTCCCCCCGGCAACACTTTATACGACTACGCGGCAACACACCGCCATACGTTTTTAAGGGCTTTTATGGCACCAAAACCAACCGGCGGCGTCTCCACATAAGGCTCCAGGTCCTCGTCTAAGTCGTCCCAACCAACTGCCACCTCAACCTCCTCAACCTCAACAACCACATCGTCGGTCCGCACATCGTTTACAACAATGTCGCATTTCGGATACTCAACACACGTGACCAACACGCGGCTCGTCGGGGTCCAATACATGTCCTCCGGGCATAAACACTCCCCAGTCTCCTCAAACAAACACTCCTCGGGCCATAAACAACTGTCGTCGTAACCAACACCCCTCACACAACACGCCTTCTTTGTTACAACATACTTCTCATCAACACTAAAACTTTGTCCACAATCGTCGCCTTCTTTTAAAACTTTAAATTTCTTCATCATCTTTTTTTTCTCCTAATTTAATTTAATTTATATAATACTTTCTCGTTACACGGCCATACACTTTGCTAAACTATAATTGACCATAACAAACGTAACAACCGCAACACTCGTTAAAACCGTAATTATAAAAACATCTATAATGTTGAAACCTCTTTCATCTTTTCTGCTGTACGCTCTCTCTGTACACCTACCCACTTTCGCTAATTCTTCACGTAATTCTTTTGCTCTTTCTCTTTCTTTTTTGCTTTTAAATAATTTCATAATTTCTCCTAATTTTTTTCTTTTCTATATATAATATAATCACTATACCACCTTTGTCAAGTACCCAATTGAAAAAAAACACAATTTAATCAATTGAATATTTCTCCCTATATACCTTTAATGGTTACATTAATACCCCATATACACCTAAAACCGCCGTAACCCACCGTTATAATTAGATAAACGGCCACTTTGGCTCAATTTTCACTGAATCATATTCATTAATTAAATTTCATTTATTTTCATTTATTTTATAACTACCTGATATAATTGGATATATATTTTCACTTATTTTCATAAATATAAATATAACTGCTTACTGTTTCAAATATAATAGATATACTATAACTATACTATAACTATAATAATTGTACTATAGACTATACGCCTGTACTCCACTGCCCCAATTTTAGCCCGGGCGGGAGAATAAAAATATCACATCAATGCATCAATAATACATAACTATAGACTATAAACTATAAACCCACTATACTATACCCCTACATACCGCCTCATAGACTATATATACTATAGACTATAATAACTATAACTATAACGTGGCTTTATACTATACTATACGCCTGCGTAACTGCATACTGTTTCATAGACTATAACTATAGACTATAGATATAACTATATACTATAGATATATATATATATATATATGGTGCATATACGGTACTGCTATACTGGTTTATAACTATATACTATACTATACCGTGGTGGTACTGGTCTATAACAAATATAATAGATATAACTGCTCACTGTTTCAAATATAATAATAACTATATACTATACTATAGATATAATATTTATAAACTTCTTTTTGGATCCCGTGTTAAACTCACTATAATATATGACTACAAAAGAAAATTCCCGTTTCAATTGGTCGATTGTTACATCATATTATATTATATTATATTACTATAGCATGGTGTTACGGTATACGCCTATACATATTATATTACGGTATAGTATATTACTATAGTATAGTATAGTATAGTCTATAGTTACGGTATACGCCCGTATACGTGGTCTCTCTCTATGTATATGCATAGGTGTATAGGGCCTCCTCTTTGTACA